TGGTAGTTGAGGAAGTATGGGAAGGAATTCAAAGAAATTCACATCCTCTCCTTCAACCAGGAGTCCAAATCTTGAACCACGAAGGCCTTCTCAATGGAAGCATTTCTGCGTTTGATAACAACAAATGCAGGTGGCGCTGAATCCAAGTTACGCGCTTTGGCATAGTTTTTGGATTCAACAACCGCTTCTTCCCAGAAGGCTGGCAAAGTAATGGATTTGCGGTTCTTCAACTCAAGGATATGAGTCTTGCCCGCGATGATGGCAACAATGTCGCCTTCATCCTTCTGACCCGATAGGCGCAAACGCTCTGCTGATATTCCGTGAGAACGCAACCACTTGAGAACTCCCAGTTCAAAAGCAGCGCCTTTGCGACCATTCGGGTTAGCCATTACTTCACCAATTCTAATTTCACGGGCTTGTTGTTCTTTGCCCGATGTTCTTTGACAATCATTATGAGTTGCTCCGCCAGGGTCAGCGCCTCTGCCTCTGTCATCTTGCAAATCTTTGCAACGACATCTGGCATATCGGCACGGACAATATCTAGGCGGGCGGCGGCATCAGGGTTCTTGAGAGCATCAACGCTTGAGAACTCCTTCAGCCCTGCAAGGTCAATCAAGTTGACCTGTTCGGTGACATCTTCCAGCAGGTCCAAGTTGGCATCCTGCTCTTCTAGGTACAGGGCAAATTCCCCATCGCCTGTAGCGTGGACGCTAAAGAGCGGCTCACGGTGTCTGGTCATTTGCGCTCCAATGCTTGCTTGATGCGCTTCTGCTTAGAATCCCACTGCTGGGCTTCTCTGATGGCTTCATCCATCGGGCTGGCATCATAGCGCAGAACCGCCACAATAACCCCTAGAATGCCCGCTAAAGCCCCAATCATCACTATCTGGTCCATTCGGACCCCCTTTCGTTTGCCCCAAGTATGACCCAGGGGGCTGACAGCCTAGAAGCGACACGCTCAAAAGCCCAGCCTGAGTTGTATGGACAGACGTATGGACATCTGGTTCAATTCTGTCATTGGGGAAAGGCCCCAAGAAACGGAAGAAGAAAATGGCACAGGCAGTAGTTTTCAAAAACAAACAAAATAGTTACACGTTGCGTTTAGAAGCAGATAGTGGCTTAACAATTGCAACTTATGTTTTCAATACACGCAATGAAGCAATCGCAAAAGCAATAGATTTCAATTACACCCCTGAAATGATTGTTGAGGTAAATGCATAATGACAACAAAACTTATTTTCTGCAGGGCTTGTGACAAACCAACATATGTTTCAGGTATGAAATATCATTTAGAACGTTGTTCTTATCTTTCACGCGGTTATGACTGCTATTGCTTAGAAGATGAGAACCTATTCTGCAGATGTGAGGTTGCATAATGAAAAATCAATTTGAAGTTGCTGGTTACAATCTTGCCAGAAGTTCCAGTCACAATTACACCCACGCAGTTGTGTTCAGGAATCTCACAACCCAAAAGATTGGAGCCAGTTATCATTCATCAGAAGAACTGGCTCAAAAGGTTGCTAAATCTTTAGACAAACGTTTGCACCTACAGTTTATTCAGGTTGTTCCAGTCATAAAGAAGGCAGGTGCATAATGAAGTGTTGCGACCATAGATTCATCAAGAAGTCTTGTCTCTGTCATAACTGTTCAGGCAATCAATGTGACTATTCAAAGGAGCAAAAATAATGCTAGACCTACTCTTTGGCACACACGTTGCTGGTTGGCAGGCAATGGTGCAGTTCTGGTTCTGGTTTTCAATCGTCGCATTCTTTGCAGTGCGCTGGATGAAAGGTAATATCAAATGAGCGCGATGGGTAATTATTATCTTGACCGTCAGACAGAAGCAATCCGTTATTTAGCAGCACAAGGCATTGATGAAGAATCTCTCTGGGATGCTGCAGAAGATAGTTACCATCTTGTGATTGGTCTTGCTGAAATGCACCGCAATAATGTCAGTATAGATACCATCAAGCGCATAGTAAGCGAAGCAAAACTATGAGCGCGATGAGCAATCTGCACGCAGAACTTTCCACTGCAATGACCCACGTTGCAGACAAACTCAATGAAGCAGTCGCCGATGGCTGGGGCGAAACAATGGAAGCCACCTGCCAGGTGGCAATTGAACTCTTACAAGTTTGCGCCAATGCATTTGAGCAGATTCGCACTATGAGTGAGAAGGTGGCAGAAGGTGGAAATTAGGCGCTGCCAGAGATGCGGCCAGATTGACTGGCAGCAAGGTTTTCATATTCCGTGCAAATGTAATCGAAAGGAGAAGAAGTGAAGAAAATCAGGTCCGTGCGTGTGTCAGATGTGCTGTGGGCAAAAGTTCAGGCTAAAGCCAAGCAGGAAGATAAAACTGTCAGTGAAGTTATCGTTGAACACTTGCGTGAATATGTAAAAGCGTAAGAGACAAAGAAGAACCCCTACACGGGAAAGGTGGCCGTGTAGGGGTTTTCTTATCGCTAGGGGATAAAGACTATTGCTGGTCCTGCTTGCGTTTGATTTCAGCGAGTTCGGCGGCAATGCTTGCGTATGCCGCCAAATCAATGAAGGTATCGTCTTTAGAATATTCGTGATTTTGTTGCAGTCTGGCAATCTTTACCAACGCCATACAAATCGAAACCTGCATTGGCGAAATCTCTGTCCCAAGATAGGCAGACCACAAGACTGCAATTCTTCTGTGATTCTCATACGGTGTTCCATAATCTTCTTGGCGGTCACCATACATCAGCCTTTCGGCTTCTTTGAGAACTTCCCCCCGTTTCATCAAACTTACTCCTGTTCTAAATCATCCACATCTGTGTACAGCGCAATTTCTGTTTTCTCATTCTCAACACGCTGTGCATATTCACCAAGTCCAAGAGCAGATAACACGAATGCAACTGCTGCTTCAACTGGCATATCTGGTGAGAGCGCGGAAACTACCAGCGCAACTGCTGATGATACAAATGCTGCAACGCGTGCAGGATTGCGGTGAACAAATGACTTCAACTTTTCCATTCTTACTCCTTGAACTTAGGCTTACCAAATCCCACAATTGAGACTGGCTCTTGGCGTTTCAACTTCAATCTTTTAGTTTTCTTGTAGGTTCTGGTCTTGAAGGCAACCATACCGCCATTGCGCTGGTCACCTTTTGAATCGCCAGAAGTATTTCCTTCAATTGTATGGACGGTGCCATTGCCAGCCTGCACGCCGATGACGATGCCAATATGTGAGATACGGTCAACCCCGTCTCCTGGGAAGTCAAAGAAGGCTAGGTCGCCTGGCTCTGGCGTGGCGGTGGCGGCGTCCTGCCATTGATTGCGGGACTCGAACGCCTGCGCCCCTGCCTGGGTCGAAATGCAATTGGGAATCTTCAGGCCAACCTTCTTGGCGCACCACATTACAAAGGAGCCACACCACGGCAGATAATTGGCGCCCATCTCTTTGCCAAACTTTGTCTCATTCTCTTTCGGGCCTTCTACATATCCAACTTCAGCCCACGCGATTTGAATGAAATTGTCGCGCTGTGTCATTTCTTCTTGCGCTTTGATGGTGTTCCCCCAATGAGAATTGCATAGATTTCATCCACGCGTGCTTCCAAACGATTTACTTGGTCTTTGATACTTGAGCCAGAATTAGGCTTGAGTTCTGCCAAATAGTGTTGGACTAGCCATTTGACCCCATAGGCAAATGAGCCAACAAGGGTACTGACTGCAACAGCAAGGGTTGCCATATCAAGTGGTGTCACGCGGTTTTCTCCTTCAGCAAGACCTGAATATCATCAAACAGGTCTATATGGTCATCAATCGTTCTTTGTATTGGAACAAGTTCCGTTACAAGGTCCATTTTCTAACTTCTTGATTGTGGCCTTGAGAATTGCGTTCTCTTGAGCCATTGAACCGATTTGCTCACGCATTGCCTGCAATACATTAGCCAAATCAATTTCTGTATCCATTTACTCCCCCTTGAGTGTTGCAATTTCTTTGTAAAGGTCCTGAATCAAGGCTAACAATCCAGGAATGATAAAACGTTCATTCCACGAATGTGGCCCATCTTGTCCATAGTCTGCTGCCACAGGATAGATTGCGTCAACTTCTTCGGCAATAAAACCAGGAAGCATTACATTTACACGGTCATCATTTTCTGATAAATAGCCAGCCTTATAGGTAAAAGCACGCACTGGCAAATCAAGCAATTTCTTTGGGTCTAGTTCATTAACGGTATTTACATTAACTACATTTTCTTTGAATGCAATACTTGATGCGCTAGTCTCTTGAATTTCACCAATAGAACCAGTTGTTACGCGAAGATTTGTGGCTGATGTTGATGTAGTTAGATTTGGTGCAAACATTGTGCTATTGAATGTTGCATCAGAACTTGCCACAAATGAAGTTGAAAATGTATGAGTCCCGCCTGAATATGTTGTTGCTCCAACGACAGTATTGCCAGCAGCATTAGCAGCGAAGTAAGCACTAGAACCACCATAAATTGTCATACTGGTAGATGTCAGACGCGCTTGAGGATATGTTGCACCAGATGAATCTGGGCTTGAACCGTGATGCCAGATAGTTCCTGATGTGCTGAAGTTGAGCATATTGGAAACAATGCTGGTGTTGGCTTTTATCTGTAGAGCATTTGCAGAACCATTGAGAATAACAGCATTGGAACCAGTAGAAGTTTGAATTGTTCCACCAGTAATTGCTGTGGTACCAACGCTAGTAAGCCCAGCAGAACTGATGCTATAACCATTTGTTGAAGTTCCAAAATATCCTGCTGTTGCATTGATGGTGCCAGTTATAGTTGCGCCTGTTGCAGTCAATAAACCGCTTCCATCAATAATGGCATTGCCTGCAATGTTTAGGGTTCCACCAGTAATCGTGGCACCAGTAACACTACCTGAGAAAACCGCTGCGCCTGTTGATGCAGTTAAAGAGAAGGTTGCAACATTGCTTGCATTATATGCTGCAAGACCAGCAGAATTGAGAACTACGCGAGCGCCAGTTGTTGCAGATGCTCCAGAATAAACAGTTATGCCATTTCCATTGATTGCTGTTATCTGATTGCTTGCATTGACAATCGTGTTTGCGCTTGGCTGCAATGAGCCAATTGCTGCGCTGTAAGCAGTAGCGGCATTTGCTAATGCAGTATTTGCTGTTGATTGAGCAGCACCTGCAGTCGCGGCAGCATTATTTGCTGTGGTTTGCGCTGTACCAATCGCTGCATCTTGAGCAGATACCCAAGCGCCAGATGCTCTTACATATAACTTATTACCATCATCGGTATCAATCCAAAGGTCGCCATCATTGATACCAGCACCTGTTGGCGCTGCAGCCTGACGATAAACTTTTGTTTTGCCATCAGCCAAAATCTCAATGGATTCAATGTTACCCGCCAAGCCATCACTTGTATTGGCAACAATAGGAATCACAGATGAAACAGTAAAATCAGCGGTCTGAGTGACCGTGATTGGCGTGTTAGTAATCTGTGGACATAATGGCATTATCTGACCCCTAGATTGTTATTGAATACGGATTGATGGGCGATGTATGAAATGTTACTTTCCAATCATCACTTGTAATTTTGTGGTTCATACCTTCAATCACAAGGTTATATTGCAAGTTGCGATTATCAACGGTTTCACGCTTCACACTTACTTGGTCGCCAATTTCACAGGCAAGGAAATCAGGGTAGAGAACGCCAAGATTCAAAGCGCTGAAATCAACTTGTTTTGCGTAAGTGGTAGGTGTTGCCTGTTGGCGTGATTCATAGAGAGCAAGATTGGTGCCAGAAGTCTCGCTCAAAATAGGCGCATCAAAGCGTTTTGATGTAAGGCCATAGGCATCTCTGCTTATCTTGTAGGTGGAAGTGACAGTGGCAGATGCCCCACGGTCCACGATGGCTTGGTTGACGACATAAAACGTTCCAGGGTCCACAACAAGGCCTTGGTAATCCAAGGAATAGGCATCGCCTTGGTCGCTAAAGAGCAACTGAGTTGGGCGTGAGAATTTATCTGACAGTGGAACCAATGTTGCAACGCCAGAGCGAGAAATGTAGAAGCGGCCAGCAATAGAGTTGACTGCTTGATAAATCATCTGCAAACAGGATTTACCTTGCATTGTCTTTTGCATCGTCACAGTGCCTGTTAGTGAGCGAGCAGTAGCAGACCAGCCAGCGTAATCAAGCATTCTTGTGACGCGAGATGCTGCTGTCTCTTCAAATTGTAATGAAGCCAAGACTGGTGCTTGTGCATCGGCGATGTAGCCAAGGCCATCAACAAAGTTCATTGTGACAGTTGGATAATGACCCTGATTCACAACGCTTGATTCTAAGAATCCTTGATAAATCGTGTAGCCAGTTGATGACCACGTTGCCACAATGCGCATCTGAAGTCCTGCTTTGAGCAAACCTGCATACGGCCCTGATGAATTGTCTGGGTCGTAAACGCCAGAGTAATTGTTGAAAATTACAGAAGCCATACCAGCCTGTGCAAGAACATCATATTGTTTGCGACCACGACGAATGCCTGTTTCCAAGACATCGCCTGCTGTTACAGATGTCCAAGTAGAACTAATGTAAAACTGCACAGCAATTGATGGCGCTGTGACCCCATTATAGTTTGCCATTATTCAGCCTTTGTTCTAAAGAATCCGCCACCTGCGCCAGCCCCACGGTATCTTTGTAACTTATTTAGACCAGTTTCAATTTCAACGACAACATCTTCTTGTGTAATAAATGGAGTATTGACATTGACTTTGACTATTGGATTTCCTGAGCCTGAAATAACGTTGCCAGTTGCAGAACCATCACCTTGAGCGGCAAGTGAGACTGTTGGAGCGGCTTTGGCAATTGCTCCTTGACGTTCTAAGTTAGCCTTGATTGCGGCAGCAGTTGCCTTTGCTTCAATTTCTGCAGTCATCAAAGTTAGACCATACTTCTTGAGCATTGCATTGATAATTTTTTGCTCAATAGTAAGTTCTTTTTTCTTTTTGCCATTAAGTTTATCTTGCGCTGTTTGCAATTTAGCGAGAATTGCTGCCAATCCAGAATCTGCTGAGGTGGCACCAGGGGTTTGCAATACTGTTCCAGTTGACATTTGATAATTGCCTAAAGGCTTTTCAGCAGCCTTCATCAATTTTTTCTTCTTGGCATTTTGAGCGCCTACAGTTCCTGCTGGGTATCCGCCTTCAGTTGCGCTGGAACCTGCTAAACCTAAAAGCGCTGCTAAACCAATAAATACTTTACCAAATTTCAAAAGAAATCCTGCAGTTTTGATAAATCTTGCAGTTGCTACTGTTGCTCCATTTGCACCAACAGTAATCAAACCAAAGGCTACTGCAACGCCCTGCAAAGCAGTAATGAATGTAATTATTTTTGCAGTGACCCACAATGCTGCAATGACCGCTCCAAGGACTTTTATCAATTCAATGTTGTCAATAACCCAATTGCTGAATGCTATGGCAGCACCTAGTAAAGAAATGGCAGCATTGGCAGCCTTTTCTAAACCATCAATCAAGCCTTGCTTGTTTTGCTTTATCCATTCTTCAATTCTAGGAAGCACCTTGGTTTGAAGCGTTGTTGCAAACTTCTCAATGACTGGAAGTAAGGCATAACCAAGTGTTTCAAGAATTTCACCAAATCTGATTCGTAAAATTTCTAACTTATATTCAAGAGTTCCAGCGCGAGTGGCGGCAGCGCCTTGCGTTGCTTTTGCTACTTCAGCAAGTATTTTTGCAAAATCTTTAGATTTTATAGTTGCTGCATCAAGGCTTGGAACTAATTTTTGAAGGCTCTTGAAATTACCCTGCAAAGCGCGAGTAATAGCATTTGTTGCTGTTCCCAAATCAACCCCAGCAAACGCAGATACATCAAGAGCAGTTCCAAGAAGGTCTTGGGCGGCGCTAACATCGCCAGTGACTGCCGCGAGTTTAGATAAAGCAGGTCGCAATTCGTCATCGGCAACGCCAACCTGTAATTGTAATTTTGAAATATATGATTCGACTGCAGCAATTGCAGATGTAGTAGCACCAGTAGTATTACGCAAACTGTTGGCAAGAAGCGCTTGGCTCTTTTGGTCTGCAATGGCAGCCTGCACTGCATCTTTGCCAATCTTTACAGCGAAAGCACCAGCAGCAGCGGCAGCAACGGCGAATGCTTTGAATACCTTCTTGCCAAAAGCATCAAATTGTTTGCCAAGTTTGTTGATGTCTTTTTGAGCGGCTTTTGAACCTTTATCAGAATACTGGGTAAGGATTCGCGCTACTACTGCGCCAACTGCCATTTCTAATCCCGCTCTCTATTCAAATGTTTTTGTAATTCTGCTTTTGCTTCATCTAAAGCCCGTTTCACATTGGCTTCAATTTTAGCGCGGTCTTTGTCAACAACGCGCCAGACCAAACGTGATGCTGGCTTGAATCTTGCAGATAAGGTTCGCATAAACTGGTCGCCTTGCCTTCTGCCAGTTGCATTCTTGCCATTGTTGCGGCCAGCAACTTCAAAGATTGCGCCAGCGGCTGATTTGTTTATCAAAGCACCAGCGCTGGGTGTGTAATCAGCGCGAACTTTACCTTGCGCTTTACTTTTACGAATACCAGCAATAACTTCACCAGTATTCCAGGCAGGCCATCCGACGCCGCCACGGGAACTTCTCTGAGGGTTGGCAGCGTTATATGGCCGCCAACCGCTCATTGGAGTATCTGTTTTACCGTTACCGATGCCACGTGCGATACCGTGTGCATCGCGTTCTGCATTAGCAAGTTCCGTATTGATAACTTTATTGAATCGGCGAACAGCGGATTTATCAAATTCTTTCAAAGCATCAACTGTCTCTTTGATGCCAGTGAGAACTATGACTTCATCTGCCATTTTTCTTTGCCCGCTCCTTCAAATAAATTCCTATTGCTTCCAAGATGCCTTCAGGGGCATCAAGCAAGTCAACAGGAGAAATGCCTGTCTCCACCGCAATTGCTGCAACCGTATAGGTCAGGCTTTCGCGGTGGATTCGGAATTTGGGTCGGCATCCAACTCTGCGCTGAGAATTGTATCCAAATATTCAGGACCAAATGGCTTCACGATGACGCCATTGACCTGCTGGGCTTTCCAAGCCAACCAATAGATGTGTTCAATTTTTTGCTCTTCACCTATAAGTTTGGGAAGTCCCTTACCAAAGTTTTGCTCAAATGCGACAATGATTCGTGGTGTCAGTTTGTACACCTGTTCATTGCCATCACTTGTTTTTACTTTTATTGCTAAGCCATCCATTGTTTCCCCCTTAGATTATCAGGATGTTGCTTTTGTAATTGCGCCAGAAATCGGCCAGGTGACCGATACGGTTGCGAGTTCTCCAACGCTTCCAGATACTGATTGCCATTCTGAAATCAAGGCTGAGAATGAATAGGAAGGATTGGTTGCAGATGTAGCACCGCTGGTTGGCTTTACAGTCATTGCAACTGCTGTACCAATCTTTGTTGTTGCATCGCTTGGATAAATCAAGGTTTCAAGAGCGCCAGAAGCAAAGTCCTGGTTGAACTCAAGAGTGATTTGGTTGTCACGAAGGCCAGCAACACGGGTGCGGCTGGTGTTTGACATACCTGTTGTTTCCACAACATCGAGTGTTGAGGAAAGAGTCACTGAAGTCACATATGTCGAGATGTCAGTGCTTGCCAACACCACATACGCATCAGTTAAAACAATACGGGCCATTTACTTATACTCCTTTTGTGATAGCGCCTGAAATTGGCCAAGTCACACTTGCAGTGGCCAATTCTCCCACAGAACCTGACAACTCTTGCCATTCTGAAACAAGAGCAGTGAATGTGTAGGAAGGGTTTGTTGCAGATACTGCTGCGCTTGTTGGCTTTACAACAACGGTTGTTGTATTGCCAAGAAGCGGATAAATTGTTTGCTCAACCGAGGATGTTGCAAAATCCTGGTGGAACTCTAGGGTTACGGAATTGTCAGCAAGACCAGATACACGTGTACGGCCTGCTGCGATTGTGGAACTGAATGCGCTGGTGTCAATAACATCTTCTGATGTTGAGATTGTCACGCTGCCAATATGGTCTGATAGGTCAACTGAGTTGATAACTATAGATGCATCAGTAAGAACGATGCGTGCCATTATTTAGTGTCTCCTTCTTGTGTCGGTGCTGCTTTCGGTGTTTGTGCTGACACAAGATGGCCGCCAGCAATGAGCGCTGGAATGTTGCATCCTGCTTCAAGCAGTTCTTTATCGGATACTGACTCACCTTTAGCCTTTAGAGCAAAGCGGTCAGAATTTACTGTGTAACTCATCATTCTCCTTGTCCCCAGACGGTTAGCCTGTAGCGGTAAGACAGATATTCCACATCTCCTGCAAGATATGTTCCAGATTCTGCTGATGTAACGCGTAAGGTGTTGCAGGCACCGCCGAGTGTTAAATCAGATTCAATTGCTGCTTTGATTGAATAATCACCAGAGCCAGTCAAATATTTGTCCAGATTGTCTTGCGCTGTTCTTTCTGAGAAGCGTTGAACTAGCACATAGACATCCAAATTGGCCTGGTCTAAACCACGGCTATTGTTCAAATCAAAAGTAAAATCTAATTGACCGATGACAGCGCAAGGTGGCTGTGGCAAGTCAGGCATAATGTCGTATGAGCGCAGACCTTTGATTGAAGATAGATTCTTCTTGATGCCTTC